AGGCTAAAATGGATAAAAAGAAAAAATAATTATTTCTTATCTTCTTTGGGGCCTTTTCCTTTTGAATAGGCTTGGGCTCCAAAGAACGCAGCTACAAGACCGGCAATTGCTACAAAGTATGTAGGTGCAATATCACCTACTATTTTAGCAGCGCTGTCGACGCCTAATATACTGGTAAGTAGAATAAGCACAGGATAAAGAAGCATGCCCCATAAAGCAAACCACGCCATAGACCTTATCTGGTCTTCCTTAGCATCTTCGTTTTCTTGCATTTTCTTTTTATGTTCCCACTCTGCAATTTCTTTTGCACGAGCCATTTCTTCGTCAGTAATAATTCCATCACCGTCGGTGTCTAGATGTGCGTAGATGGAATCTGCTTCCATCATCTTAGCTTTAGCCATATTATCCCCCATTCCTTTTCATTTGTATTTATAAGAAAGAGACATTATGCAGGAGAGATATCATGAATATATCAAGAGGAAACTCAAAGAAGAACGTGAAAGAAATGAACTGGATAGACATAGACAAGATACTATGGGAAAAGATTTCAAAGTGGAACGGGAAAGAACCAAGCAAAAAGAAGATACTATCTGAGGTATCTAAGTTTTTTAATTGGTCTGATAAGCAAACTAATTTAGCTTGCGCAAGACATTTTAATATGTACAATAATAAAAAAATAGTGTAGAATAATTTTATGAATATTTTTATATTGTCAACAGACCCCGTAGAAGCCGCAGTACTACAATGCGACAAGCATGTAGTCAAAATGATTGTAGAATCAGCACAGATGTTATCCACAGCGCACAGGATGCTCGATGGTTATATGGAGTTACGTCCATCTAAGTCAGGCAAGCGCATGGTCAAATATTGGGTGCATCCTAAATCATCACTAGAAAATACCCTATATAAAGCTGTGCACCATGGGCACCCGTGTACGGTGTGGACTATGCAGACAAATGCTAACTATGAATGGCATTACAAACACTTTGTGGCTTTATGCGATGAGTACAAATATCGCTATGGTAAAGTGCATGCCACTGATATTCTGCTTCGAAAAACATTACGAAAACCGCCGAGTGGCACAACATGGTCAAATCTCTATACTCCATTTGCTCTTGCCATGCAGCATGAACCACAGTGTATTCATAAAGATGATCCTGTTAGATCCTATAAAGAATACTATCAAACAAAGCAAGATCGGTTTAAAATGGTATGGTCTAAGCGTGATGTTCCAGAATGGTTTTCTGAGAAAATGCTAACTGGTTGATTTCATTGAAAACAAAGTTTTGATTTTCCGCATTTTTTTATGTACAAACGATTCGTAATAGTGTAGGATGTATATATGATAAGGAGAAACACAATGGAATTTACTTACTCAGATGATCTTTGGTCAGACCTTCATAAAGATGTTTATGGTTTTCGCCCTCGCGGAGCTGATAAAGATAACTGGGACCTGATGGGCCCAACTCGCAAGCAAGCTCATTGGGATCAGCTTTGTGCGAAGCTCGAAGAAAATACTAAAGCTGAAAAAGAAGCTGAATTAGTTGCTATCGAAAAGTTCGAAGCTCGTCTTAAAGATGTTATCGAGCTTGGTGCCGGTAATCGTACCAACGCTCTTTTGTGGATGACTAGTACTGAAACCTTTTATCACATTCAAGATGTAGAACACTTTGTGTGGGAACAAGGTATTTTGTTTACTCAATATGGTAAACAGCTAGTTAAAGATTTAGCTGCCGTTGTTGATTATAAGGAGTATGACTATGCATAAAGATTTGTATTGGAAAGTCGAGGCCTTCTTTTTTAAGAATGGCGAATATCAATTGCAGCACTTTATTTCTGGTATGACTTATAGTAAAGCTCGTGAATATTATTGGGAATTGCATGATACTAATGAATATGCCATGCTTAAAATGACTCGTCTAGACGGCAATTCTGTTTGGAAAATTGAAAATAAGGAGGCAGCTTGATGTCAGAAACTTTTACATATAAAGGTGTTGTATATGATGTTGATCTAAATTCAGACAATATGCGTCATGGCGGTCCGTTCGATCGCGGAGCGGCTGATAGCTATTATCGTCGTCCTCTTGATCCTCATTATTATGTCGGTGACTCTATAACATCTGAAAAAAGAACCGCTTTGACTGATGAAGAACTTCAGGCATATTATGCTGGTCATGCATATAACGATGAGTCAGGTGACTTTAAGGATTGGGGATGATAAAGGTTAACGATAAAATCTTTGAGTGTCTTTATAAAGCAATTGAGTATCGAGATCATCTTGATGCTCACTATATAGCAGTGGTGTGGAATGTATACAGTTGAATTTGATGAGGACGAAACACTCATTACGATCTTAGACGATAAGGGAAAATACGATGACGTTTCGGTTTTTCTTTATGACGATGTAGTTTATATTCGTCAATGGAATGAAAAGGATGATAAATTTCAAGTTATAGCTTTGACCGATATGATGTATCTAAAATTAATGTCAGCATGGACTTCACCAGAAGGTGCATTTATTTTAGAAAAAAAATGATAAGTGATTGATTTTAAACAAAACAAAAAGGTGTACAAACCGTTTTTAATAGTGTAGAATGGTTTTATTAATTATGGAGAATACTATGAAAACTGCAACTACTCAATCTGATCGCCTTGCTCTCATCAAAGAAATCGCTGAGCGTAAGAAAAAAATGTCTAAGATTCGTAAACAGTCTGCATCAGTTATCTCTCGTGCCAAGCCTGTTTCACGTAAGAAACAAGATCTTGACATTCCTAAAGAGTCTAACATGTATCACTGGACTGATGCATCTAAATATGCCAAAGAATATTATGGAGAAACAATGTTCGAAACAACTCGTTACGATAACGATTGGGATTGAGTCTAAAGACTCTTTTCCTCATACGTCCGTGCAGAGGGCAGGCCACCTGAAAACACAATCTCGCGAGAATAATTCGCCTGTGAAATATCAGTGTCGTGAAAACGTGGAGATGTTAGTTTCAATCAAACTAGAGCGGCAACGTCAATAAGGCCGTGCGGAGAGATTGGAGATACTAGCTGGGCGTATGAGGAAAGGAGTTTATTATGAGAACTGTACACTATGTAGGGATGGATCACGACACTTATACTCGAGCTCGTAGAGTATTCGGTGGTCCTGCTTACTATCACAAATATATGGACGCTCGTGTCTATAGTGAAGTTGGTGATAGTGATGTTGTTGTAGTAGGTGATCCTAGAATGCACAAGTATGTATGGGATGCATCTGCAGTTGATAGGAGGTACACAGATTGATTTTTAGTACTAGTCTTATCGATACTCAGGACCATTGGATGGTCGGTACTGAATGGATTTATGCCAAAGGTACTGTCACCATGCATCCTGAGGGTTTTAGTTGTTCTTGTAAAAAAGCACCACGTAAACCATGTAACCATATTCGTAATGTTAAGTTGCGTATCTATGGCACATTCGATCAGCATTATAAGGAGGCAGCTTAATGTCTATGCATATGATTAGAGGAGTTCAAGTCCATGGTGTAGGGAAACGCCAAAAGGCGAAACGAAAATCAAATAAATTATTAAAGGCGGAAGCCGAACATCAAAAGTTTCTAGATAAACTTGTTTCAGGTAAGTCAAGTTATAGGCCTGACTTACCTGACTATAATTGTGGTCCTCGTATGACGAGTGATCGTATAGCAGGCAATGGTCTTGCAAAAGAACGTAGTCGCTATACAGGTGATGAAATCGCTGGTATTGTAGTTACACACAAATCAAATCTAATGCCAGTTCGTAAAGATAACAAACAAGCAGCAATAGATGCTGCATCAATGAGGAGATAATATGTCAGACTATCAGGTTGCACATCTCGATCAGCGTGTGCAATATCTAGAAGGTAAAATTCAAGATTGGGAAAAGGTCATTGACATACTAATGGCTGATCCTACTTTTATGCACACACTTGGCGTGAAAGAATTAAAAAAGAACCAGAACCCGAATATTGATCCATCTTATAAAGTAAAGGACCCATATAAATGAAAGAACCAGTTTTTGAAAAAGGATATCCATCCTATGATGCTGTTAACCGAGCAGATTCAAACTCTCGCGAATATATGATTAGTGAATTGCAGAAACGCGTATGTCGTGTTATCTTTAAGAAAGTAAATGGTGAAGAGCGTGATATGATGTGCACGCTAATTGAAGATGTTCTGCCTGACGCTAAGAAGAATGAACCTATTACGCAAAAAAAGGTTCGTGATATTAATGAAGAAACAATTGTAGCATTTGATACATTAAAGGGTGGTTTTCGTTCTTTTCGCGTTGCAAATGTCATCTCTTTTACATAGTATAAATAGTCATTCATAAATAAGGAAACCATATGTTTACTACGCTTTCTATTATTCAGTGGCTTCTTCTTGGCGGTGTAGCTATAGTCGGTTTTTTATTTGGTCGCGACATGTCACGCCATGAAACAGAAGAAGTTATTGAAGCTACAATTGTAGCACTAATCAAAAAGAGGTTTGTAAGAGCTAAATTGGTTGATGGTGAATATGAACTATATGAGTATGACGAAAAAAAATTATAACTGATTGATTTCTAATAAAAAGTTTTTATGTACATTACAGCAAAACTGTGATAGAATAGTATTATATTATGAATGGAGATCATCATGGCTCGTAAGTCTAAGCTTAATCAAATTCGTGAAGAACTGGCAAAAACATCCACTGTAAAGCCTGTTAAAAAACCACGTAAAAAACGAGTATTAACACCTGAACAGAAAGCCGCATTAGTTGAACGTATGGCAAAGGCAAGAGAAGCTAGAGGACCGGCTAAGCATATGTCAATTGACGAGTCGATTCGTAACTTGCCTGATGAACATTTGCTTTCTCCAAAGAAAGTAAAAGACTGGCTTAAGCAGCAAAAAGAAATGTTGAAAGCCTTAAAACATCAAAAAGATAGTAAAGATTCTGCGATGCGTAAACAGTATTATGATACTGAAACATACGTATTTAATCTTCAGCGCTATCTGACTGATGGTGTATATCGTGATTTTCGGTATGGTGCCGAGAAGCAAAGTAAAATTAAACATAGCTGTACAGTAATGGCGTACTATCCGGATGGTACAGCTAAAAGAACTCCAGGAGTATTTTATGCTGATATCGGCGGAGAGTATACAAACGAAATGGCAGCTGAAGACTATGCAAGACAAAGAAAAATTTCTAACAAAAAGCGAGTTCGCAAAGTTAATTGAAAAGACTGTTAAGTCGCATAGATCATCTTATATGGACGCAATCATCTGGTTGTGTGAAGATAATAACGTTGAATTGGAAGATGTAAAAAAGTTTATATCACCGATCATCAAAACGAAGTTGGAGGCAGAAGCAATGAATTTAAATTTTCTGCCTCGACAAAACAGTTTACCTTTTGAGTAAACTGATATATAATGTTCATACTATAAACATTAAAACATACTGTAACATACAAGGAAAATATATATGAGTTTTGCAGCACTAAAACGTAATCGTACTGATCTTAATAGCTTGATTAATCAGGCTCAAGAAAACACAGGTCAGCAATCTCAACGTCAATCAGAAGATCCACGCTTCTGGACACCAACACGAGATAAGGCTGGCAATGGTTACGCTGTAATCCGTTTCCTACCAGGAGACGCAGAAGCCCCAACACCATGGGTTCGGTACTGGGATCACTTCTTCAAAGGCCCAACAGGCCAATGGTATGTAGAGAAGTCTCTTACATCTATTGGTCAACAAGATCCATTAGCTGAAAGTAACAGTAAGCTGTGGAATGAAGATGGCTCTGACGAAGCCAAACGTACTGTACGTGAGCGCAAACGTAACTTACGATATATTGCAAACGTACTAGTTATTTCAGATCCTGCAAATCCAGAGAACGAAGGTCAAGTTAAACTTTATCGCTTTGGCAAGAAAATCTTTGATAAGATTATGGATAGCATG